TTCCTCTAAGAAGTTCTCCAAGTTTTCTAAATGCAAATTTAAATGGTGCTAAAGTAATAGCAAGAGCTATTTTCCCAATAATACCAATAATGCCAAGTATTCCAAAATTAAGTACTGCGAATATTCCACCAACAATTGCAAGAGTCTTTATAACCTCATTTTTGATTGATTCTAATTTATTAATATCACCTTCTGCATTTGCTCTTATTGCCTCTATTCCTTGATTTGTTAACCACCCTCCAAGAAGAATCATAAAGACTTCTACCAGGTTACCAAGAACTCCTCCTGCTTTTTTTCCTACTGCTTTTACTGGAGAAATTAGTCCTTTCGTTATTTTTTTCTCTAATTTTTTCTCTTCACCACTTCTAAGTTTCTTTTCTTCTACTTTTCCTACATCTTTTTCATATTGTTTCTGTGCCTTTTTCTCAAGGTCTGCTTCCTTATTTAATGCCTTTGCTAAAAAAGAAACATCTTTCTCTAATATAGAAACTCTTTTAGATAAACTTGATATATCGACATTAGAAGTGATTGCAGATGATGGTGTTTTTACAAGTGCTCCTGATTTCTTAAAAACATTTGCAGAACTTACATTTCTTTTAAATAATAATTTTCTCTCTGCAGCAGATAAGTATTCTCCCGTGTAAGGATTTACCCCGGCATTAGCAACCTTATTGGAAGAAATATTACTTCTCCTCATATTTAATTGTGGTGTTTTATTAATTGCCACTGTTTTGCTGCTGTTTTAATTTTTCTTCTTCAATATATTGCTCTAATAAAGTGAGGTAGATGTCCTTCTCCCAGGGTATCATATTTTCTAACTCTGTTAAGCTATATTTATGATGCTGCATCAGGGCAAATGTTATTTGGTAGTATGACGCAAGATCAGTGTGCGCCATACCTACGCGAAAAAACTGGAAAGACCTTCTAATACAACATCACTTTCGACCCCAGTATTTGGATTTTTTAGTTTTACAGTATGTGAAAGTTTTGGCATTGTCTCAAAGAAGTTCTCAACTTCTTTAAACTGTTTAGAACTCAATTGCTCAATAAAATCAAGCATTTCCTTCTTACTACAATCAGAAGAATTCCATGACTCTTCTTCATTATAAATTTGTTCTACAGAAGAAGCAATTAGTTGGAATGATTCATCCACACCAAACTTACCATCAAAACTAAAATTAGATTTAATAAACTCATCTAGAGAAGGATACTTCATTCTCATAGTTAGATTTTCATCCAATACAATATCTCTCGAATGATTTTTATCAGATTGAACCTTGATATCATCGAGATTGATAACTACAGAAACTTGTGTCTCTTCATCATCAGGACAAGTCAGTAATACTTCAACATCTTCTCCGACAGATTTTCCTCTGATATTTAAGAAAAGATATTCGATATCAAAGGTAGATAGTTGTTCTACTTTAATACCTCTAGAAAGAATACAGTTACCGATTACAGTTTTGATAGCAGTCGTAATTTGTTTCTGATCTTCAGATTCCATCGCAATAATTAGAATCTTTTCTTCCTTAACTAAAAATGGTCTGTATCTAATTTTCTTTTTAGTCGAAGGCAATTCCAACTCATATATTGGAGTATTAATTTTAGGTAAAGGCATAAAAACCCATTATAAGTTCAGTTGTAATTATTTAGAGGGGTTTATAAAAGTGTAAAATTGATTTCCTGTTCGACTAAATCTAAATCCTCTTTAGTAACTCTGTTTATATTTTTCCTGAAAGATGTGTCTGAATTGGCAGATAGAGTACTACTATTATTAAGTAAGTTGGGATTTGTAGCAAGCGGATTATTTCTTGTTATTTTAGGTGCATTAGGATTAAATGTAGATCCTAGATTATTACTATTTCCACCTTTTAGACTCTTCGATGTTGTCTTACCAGCAATATAACGCTCATATTCGAATGAAGCACTAACTTTTAATATATCAGCAGTTCCATAAGAAACTGGAATAGATGTTAAATTTTTTGGAAATAATCCTCTAAAGGTATATTCCAATTCTTTATTACCATTTCTATCAAATTTTATAATTTTTGTCTGATCACATTTATATTCATCTGGAAACTGCATTCTGTAATAGTATGATTTTTCAATTTGGTTAACTTCCGAAGCATCTGTAATAAATTCCATCCAGTGCTCTAGAAACTTAATCATTCTATAATCAGAATCAACATAAAACTCTAATTGCATCTCAGTAAAAATTCGGGTATGTGCCACCTTCTCTTGCAATCCCATAAAGTTTCCATTGATATCCGCAGTTGCTAATGAACTGCCGGGAATGGAAGCAGAAGAACATAATAAACCAGAACTTTCTGTGATAAATCTTGTATCTACTCCTCTTGAATCTAAATGTGAACTTAAATTATCATTCAACCCACCAAACATGACTTGATAATGAGATGTCTGTGCAAGATTAGTAATTAAGGGTTTAAATTCTGATATTTTTTTAATTCTCGGCACTCTAAATACCTATAAGACTACTTGATTATTAGTTATTTAGATGTCATATAAGGGAAAATACAAACCATCTTATCCTAAAAAGTATAAGGGTGATCCCAATAACATCGTTTATCGTTCCTTATGGGAAAGAAAATTCATGGTTTATTGTGATAATAACCAGAATATTTTAGAATGGGGAAGTGAAGAAGTTATTGTTCCTTATCGTTCACCCATTGATAACAGATACCACAGATACTTTCCAGACTTTTATATTAAGGTCAAAGAATCAAATGGTACGATCAAAAAGATGATTATTGAAATCAAACCATTTAAACAGTGTATCGAACCCAAAGTCAAACAAAGAAAGACGAAAGGTTATATCTATGAAGTCGTTGAGTATGCTAAAAATCAGGCAAAATGGAATGCCGCCAAAGAATGGTGTTTAGATCATGGTTATGAGTTTAAAGTCCTTACAGAAAACGAACTCGGTATTAAGTAATGCCAAGAAAGACACTCCAACAAAGAAGAAATCCAACAGAAGATAATGATAATCGTGTGCGTGGTGTTGTTGATACTTTAATTGGTATCGAAACTGCTGATGATATTATGACTGAATTAATCAGTGTTTTATCCGAAGGTGGTAAAGTTCCTTCTAGTGGAAAATATTATACCTTCTTTTATAATGCTAAGACACCAGGAATGCAGTATGACCAACACCCTCTTGTAGGTGTTACAGAAGTATTCTCTTGGGGGTTTCGTGGAATTAATTTCCACTGGAATACACAGAATAGTAGAAGGCAATATGATTACAATCAAATCATCGGTGGACTATACGAAATCTATCCAGAAGAGATGTCTGATGTAATAGAACTCGGTTTTGCTAAAGTTCGTTCTAAATAGTTAAAAAAGTAGATAAATGGGAAGAAGCGCAGCCAATAGAAGAATAGCAGCAGAAAAAGCATCATCTCAATCTCCACCTAAATTAGCTTCTTTTAGAGAAGATGCTGGGGAAAATAGAGCACTGCAAGTGCAGAACGGAGCTAGTGCAAGAGCTCTTGCAGAAAGTGGTGGGGCAGGTCCCTTTGCTGACATTCGTGGTGGAAAAGCAAAACCTATAGTAACAGCAAAAAAAGGGGGAAAACCTGTTACTGGACAAATTAAATCTTCAAATAATTATAATGAACAAAAACCAAGAAAATCATCTAAATTTGGTTCCCTTAGATATCCAAAAAAAGAAATACAAGCAAAAACAGATTATTTACAAATAGATGTTTTACAATATAAACCAGCAGGTCTTGACTTAACTAAAAAACCAAATCAATCGTTAAGAGCATTAAAAACATCTAAAGGAAATTATAATAGTACAAAAAAAGAAGATATATTAGGAACAATATTTTTACCAATACCACAAAATATTTCATCAACAAATTCTACGGGTTGGGGTGAAGATAGTATAAATTCATTTGAGGCCATGGGTCTTGGACTTGCGGCTGGTGCGATGACTGCTGATAGTTTTTTCGGAGGACTAGTCGGAGCAGCTAAGGGAGGAGCAGAAGGAGTAAAAACAATAGCACAAAGTGGTGAAGCACAAGGATTAGCTAATGCATTTTTTGCTTCGAAGGTAGTAAATGCATTGGGAGGAAATACTAGTTTTGAAGGAGTTTTAGCAAGATCAACAGGTCAAATCTTAAATCCAAATACAGAACTATTATTTAATGGTATAAAGTTAAGAAGTTTTAACTTTTCCTTTAATCTTGCTCCAAGAAATGTTGATGAAGCAGTGGAAATCAAAAAAATTATGAGAGCTTTAAAAATAAATATGTCACCGTCCACATCAGTTGAAAATGGAAATGCAACTGGTATATTTCTCCAGTCTCCAAATGTATTCCGTCTAAAATATATGACTGGAAGTTCTGAGCACCAATTCTTAAATAAATTTATTATTGCGGCACTTACAAATGTTCAGGTCAATTACACAGGTTCAGGAACTTATATGACATATAACGATGATGCCAAAACACCAGTTCATATGGTGATGCAATTATCATTCCAAGAACTAAATCCAGTTTATGCAGAAGATTATGATAACGAAAGTGGTACAATAGGAGTAGGATACTAAAATGGGTTATTTCAGAGAACTACCAGATGTAGAATATCAGTCATTTTTGTCTGATGCAATTTCATCACAAGATTACTTAAAAGTCAAAAACTTATTCAGAAGAAATAAGTTACGTGATGACTTACAAAGTAGTTTTACACTCTTCGATAAGTATGAAATCGTAGAAGGTGCCAGACCTGATACAGTTGCCGAAGAGTTTTATGGTAAAGCAGATTTAGATTGGTTAGTCTTAATGACTGCCGGTATTATTAATGTAAGAGATGAATGGCCTTTATCTAATTACCATTTATATAAGTATACTGAAAATAAGTATGGCATAGAGAACTTATCTGATATTAATTATTATGAAACAAAAGAAATCAAAGATTCTAATGGTAGATTAATTCTTCCAGAAGGTAAAGATGTCAATGAAGACTTTACTTTAAATTATAGTGATAATGGCACTAAAGTTTCTGTATCTGGTACTTCAGTAAGAAGAGGTGTTACGAACTGGGAATATGAAACAATTAAAAACAATAAAAAATCCTCGATTTATTTACTAAACCCAGGATATTTACAACAATTTTTAAATGATATGAGAGAGATTATGATTTATGGTTTATCCTCAGAATATGTAAACGAATCACTGATTAAAACTGAGAATACAAAAGTCACAACCTCATACTAACTCAATCTGCTGCGAGTGCGGCAAAGTATGAAAGTGTATCATCATCGTCATCAGTCTTGGTAGAAGAAAGGTCAGTCAGTTCTTCCTTCATTGACTGAGGAACTGAAGGTGCTGATTCTGCACGATTCTGCTGACGGAACTCTTCTTCTTCCTGAACGGATTCTTGGTCTTGGAACTTAGTCGTTCCTTTGATACCGAGAACATAATCAAGACGCTTCTTCAGATCATCATAAGACTTGAACTGGTCAGGAGCAACAAAATCTTCGAGAGAATACTCTTTCTTCCAGATTGCTTCCATTGCTTCATCATCTTCCAGAAGTGCATCCTGACGGGCAAACTCCGAAGAATCATAGTTACGATAACCGGCAACGTTCTTTGCCTTCAGTTTGAAGTTAGCACCCTGCCAGAAGTCAAACGGATCAATTGCTTCCTCGTCCTCAAACTCAGGTTGCATTGCGGCAGTGATCTTATCAAAGATTTTCTTACCGAATTTGTAAAGCATTACCTGACCTTCATTAGAAGGATTGGTAGGATCTTTTACGACATAGATGTTTGCGACATAAGTCAGTTTACGTTTCTGCTTACGTGCTTGCTCTTTACCAGAATCAGTGCCGTTGTTCCACAGCATCGTGTTGTATTCTGACATTGGGTCTTTCTGACTCAGAGTCGTCAGAGAGTTCTCAATATACCATCCACCAGGACCTTGGAAGGCATGGGAATAGAGTTTAACGAATGGGAGGTCTTCACCTTCAGGAGCAGGCAGGAAACGAATAACGGCATAACCATTGCCGCCTTTATCACATTCTAGTTTCCACAGACGTTCATCACCTGAACTACCTGCATTATTCATTTTTTCGACTTCCTTGACCAGTTTTTGTGTCAAAGAACCCAGTTTGGATTGCTTCTTAAGATCAGCAAAAGACATTTAGATTACCTTAGATTTGTTTGGATGTTTTGGGTTTACTCGGATAGTATAGCAGAAATTCTCTCAGTCGTCAATATAGTCTTTGAGAGATTTGATTGTAGCATTCATACTACTGAATAAAGTCATCATATCAGTCTCTGGTGGGAAACCCATCATTGAAACTGATTTGCGTAGATTATCTTTCATCTCGATGGCCTTTGGGTCATCAGAAAGAGATAGTCTAGTATACATCACTTGCTGTTTTTCAAGCAAGGTTGTAAGTATTTCAACGTGCTCAAGTTTTTGTTCACGGGACATTCTACCGAAAGTAATAAAACTTTCGTAGATTTTTTCTTGCATTTCATTAATTTCACTCAGTTCTTCCTGAATGATTTCAGAATCAAAAAAGTCACTCATCTACAAGGTCCCGCAAAATTTTCTTAAACTTGAATACATCAATATTTAGAAAGGGAGAATATTTTTGGAGTTTTAAACTTACGGTTTCCCATACAGGATCTTTCAGTTTCTTATCAAACTTCTTTCTGAATGAGAATATTCTATCATAGATTACAAAAGTTTCAAGACTTATGTCTCCACCAAGAAATCTTTTTAAGATTGTTGGATGACCTTTCGAGCAACTGAATAGATTCTCTAATTCGTTGTTCGAGAGTAATTCGTTGCTTTGTTCTTTGAACAAGTAAGTCAAACTCTGTTGCCTCTTTGTCCAGTCTGCGTAAGTCCTTTCTCCAGAACTGATAATTTCTCCAATCCATACCTGATTTACACTAGTAGATTCTACAAAGTTTGCTACCAAAAAATTAACAATATCTTCGTCTTTATATTTACGACTTGTTTTTTCAAAAAAATACTTATCTCTTCTCTTATTAAAGGAACTTATAGTAGCACGAACTTTTTTATTATACTTAAAGTAATCATATTTAGGATTTGAAAAGTGATTTTTTAAGGCAAGATATTCACAATAGACTTCAAAAGGAGCCACTCTCAATTTTCACATTTCAACTGTATATATTATATCACTCTTTGTCTACATTTTCAAGTTTTTTCTTCAAATATTGTTCTCGTTTACGGGCATTCAATCTCTCTCTGTTTTTAGCACGCCAGGCACGCTCCGTCTCTCTCCTCCTCTCTATTCTTTTATCCCTCCACCCTTTTACCTTTTCGGGGTTTTCGTGGTAGTATTTTTTATTATACTCCCTCATATATTCTCTTTTATATTTTTTCCTTTCCTCTATGTCTAATAGTAAACTTGAACCACCACCAATAATACCACCATCTTTTATATTAATTAAAATACCACCCTTAGATTTTCTACCGTAGAGAGCAATCAACCATTTTTCAAATTCATAGGCATCTTCTTCAATATTAAAATATTTTACAATCTTAATTCGGTCTTTATCATCTGGACGTATGTCACCACCACCTCTGATATGTTGTTTGAATGCTCTTTGATCTATGCCTTTACCAACATAGTAAGGCGTCCTATCTTCTCTCAAATAGAGATAAACGTAATACATTTCTGCTTTGACTGTCGTTGCAATTATTTATACAAGAAAAGGGTCATAAAGACCCCATTCTGCTTGAATAACGACAGACAAGCACTAATATTTATTCCTCATCATAAAGGCAGTTTTGCTTTCGAAGTTGCTTTCATAAAATTAAGTCTCGTAGCATCCCACTTCAGTTTTTCTTTCAGTGGTTTTGATACAAGTTTTGTGACTGATTCTACATCAAGTTCATTTAATTCACAATAGTGAACAATCGCATCGATGTAGTTGATTTTTTCTTCGGCAACAATCTTTTCGATTTCTAACGCAAACTTGGAAGGTGTTAGAAATTTACTTGCTAATACCTTTTCTAGTTCCTTATTCGGTTCCATAGAGTTCCAATTTATCTGTAACAAACTTTCTAATATATTCGGTAAGAAGTTTGATGTACTTTGATTTGTCTCTTTCTTCGTAGACGACGCATTCTCCATTTTCACAAGCCATGATGATTACAAATTTTTTGACCGGAATACCAGTCATTTCATACAACATACATCCATATGCCGCACATTGTACGAAATAGTTTTCGATCCAATTTCTTGGTTTCGGTTTTTTAGAAGTCTTGAAGTCAATTATTGCTAATTCACCCTCGTATTCTGCAATACAATCGACGGTTCCAGCAATTCCTAACTGCTTACTATATAGGGAAGTTTCCAGAGCATGAATATTATCAATATTCTTTAAAGTTCCCTTAGAAATCTTAAATAGAAAATCAGAAATAGGAGGAACTTTTAGTAACTCTATATTCTTTAGGTGACACTCAGTAAGACTATGAAAATCGGTTCCACGACGTGTTGCCGCCTTTGTGACTCGATTTGCTTCTTCATCACCAACTCTTTTTCTCCATTTTACAAAAGTCTCCTTATTATAATGACTAGTCACCGAAGTAATAGAAACTAGTTTTAAGAGTTCTTCTTCATCAGGAACAGAATAGTATCTGACTCCATCAATAGTCTCCCTCTCA